TTATTTTTTTGCGGCACTTCTCAAAACGGTCTTCCTGACCGTTCCGGTGCTTTTCTTTTTGTTATTCATAAACGCCGCCATCTCCTTAATAAGTTTATCCATAAGCGGCAAAGCTCGTTTAAAATCGGTTTTGGTCATGTAGTTACCATTCTCATACTTGCTTTTTGTAAGAAACGTATTTTTAATTTTCTTTTCGGCCAGCTTGTATTGTAACCATTGTTCAAATGCGCGAGCAAATATTTCATTTCTCCGGAACCAATAACCGCCCTTGTCGCCGTATAGGCTTACTAAGCTTTTATAAGTTTCTGTTTGCGCTCCATTGATGGTTGTAATGGTATTTACAACATCGTTTGCCATCCTGCGAAGCGAACCACCGGCATCGGAAATTATACGTTTTTCAGACCGGCCACCTACCAGCGAAGTATATTCGTGACTCTGGTCAACAAACATACCGAAAAAATAATCTAAAGCATGCCCGTACTCGTGTGCCAGGGAATTGTAACCGTTTTCTTTTGTGAGATTGATCATAAAAGTACCAGGTTCAAAATGTGCCTTTGCACCGGAATGACCACGCGCCCCGAATGCAACGCCAACCGTGCCATCGCAACCAATGTTTTTTGTATGCAGGATTTTAGAAATATCTTCCATACTTTCGCCGGTTGCCTGCAAAAAATCAAAACGATCATTATTATTTACCCAGTTCCCGTATTCGAAGCCTTTCAGTTTGTATTTTTTAATTATTTCAAACTGATCCAGCTTGCCTTTGTACTGATCCGCATCGTAACGCTCAATTTTTTTAACCGGCTTATTGGCCCAAAAACTTTGTGCCCGGCCACCGGCTGAAAGTTTACTATTACTGTCGATTAGTTTTGTGGTAATTGATTTTGCCATTATTATTTTTCTTTTCTTTTATACGGATAAATACCAAATTCAGCGACTGATCTTCCGAAAAATTCAGGAAAAGCCTTCACTAATTTTGTTTTGTTAGATTTATCTGCATCATAAAAAAGACGTTTTAAACCATTGTTGAATGATCCTTCGCCTGTTCGCGTTCCATTGTGCATTTGCATAAATACACTTTCTTTTTTTACTGCCGCTTTCTTTTTCGGTTCAACTCCCAGCCGGGTTTCTTTGGCCGTAAGTTTAATAATTGGTTTTTTGATTATCATAGTTATGATATTTTAAAATGAAAGTTGATTTTAGCAGTTTATAAACTAAAATCAACTTATAGGTTTATTTAAATAAACTCAATTGCTTGTTTGGTTTGCGCTTGCCGTTGATCCGGGTAAATGATTTTACCTTTGTACCGCCCCTCAATTCCCTTGCGGCTTGCTTTACAGCGTCTTTTTGTTTGATTTTGTACTTTACCACTTTTACGGTCGATGTGGTACTCCCGGCGGCTTCACGGATTTTGTGAGCGCGTGCATTGATAGCTTTTAGTTTTACTAAGCCTTTGTTAATTGTTGCCATACATTGAATTTGTTTTTGATTTTAATAATAGTAAATATTGAAATGTAAATTGTAAATAAAAGACCGAGGTACCAGAAGAACCCGCGCACCGGTACCGGTATATTTTTAGTGTTCGTAATGGTTTTGGTAATGGTAAGCATTTTTGTGTTCTTCTCCCGGATCACCGTATCTGTAGACTTCAAAAATACCGTGTCCGGCTTCGTTTCTGCCTTATAGGTAAAAGTATTGTCTTTGAAGTCAAAAGAAGATTGTATATTCTTGCTTTTTTCTTCTCTGAAGCCAACCAGCAGCACATTATTTAAACTATCACAGCGAAACAACGCATTTAACGTGGAGCTATCTCCCGGAACCGATACGGCGGTTAATTTGTCGTGCTTGATTTCACTGTAATTGCGCACATCCGAAACGGCCTGCTTCGACCTACAGGAAAATAAGGATACCAGGATAAAAAGGAATAATATCTTTTTCATTTTTCCGCCTCCTCACCATTTATGCGAATTCTACATTTATCTCTGTAACATGCGATACTTTGAAGTTTTGCGACTACGTTACTCAAATCATCGTTTACAGTTTTTAATAACAACGCCTGTTGACTTGAAATATCCGAATTATCTTTTTTACGCGTAATCCACTTACTTATTAATTGCGTTGCGATACTTCCAATTGTACCACCACCGACCAGGCTTACAATATCCGATTCTTGTACGAATTGTGTGATTTGTGCTATAACCATATTAGAATTTAATTTACCTGATAAAATAACTTGTTGTTTTCTGCCTTTTCTCCTGCTATGCCAATCAATGAAATTTTCCCCTGAAAGAAGTTTTTCGGGGGGATGTTTCCCGAATCGGTTAAAATTCCAATTGTTGAAATTTTACTGTTTAGTTTTGTTACCGGGGGAATGATACCGGTATTAAGCGCAATGCCTATACTTTCAATGCTTATCATATTTATTGATCATAATCAGCGTTAAAATGTCCGTTTATTTCTATTCTCAAATACTTTAAAACCGGGATGGCATAATAATAATTCACCGTATCGGATGCCAGTGTGTTAAACTCCAGGTCTGCATTTGTTACCGCGAACGTATCGTAACAAGCTATTTTATCATTTGCAACCTCCGAAAATAAAACGGGCTTGTCAATGTTTGCACCGATTTTGTGAAACAACATAAGACAGTTGCCAAACATCGGACAGCTAAATTTCGGGAACGTGGCCGACGGCGTTACGGCGTCATCGTAAGGAATTATTTCAATGCTTTCAAACGGCGTTGCCAAAACCTTTTTAACTACGGTTCCACTACCTGCGTTTAGTAATGAATATACCAAAGGAGCTGCACCGGTCTTGAAAAAATAATCCGGTAAGTATTGATTTCCGTTAAATAGAATCGCTTCGAAAATTGTCCTGGTTAAGTTATGTACTTTATAGATTGTATTGGCTTCCAACGCATCGCCGGGATTTATCGGGGTGCCATCCATTAAATTTTGAAACTTACCGAAATAATAACCAAATGGAGTGCCATCGGTTGACATGGAACTAACACCGTTAAATTTTATCCCGTTGGGTATTACAATAGTATTTGCACTTTTTACCCGGTTCCAAATTTGAGCCTGACCAGTGGCAAAACTTAGTACATCAGATGTGTTTAATACCAGTGTTCCGGCTACGGCTTCATCGGTTCCATCTGCCAACACATTAACCGGCGCGTTCAGTGTATTACCGCTTATAGCATTAACGGGAGATGCGGGTTTAAAACATCCAACATATGAACCCAAATCACTTGCATAAAGGGCTTCATTTGCTGAATCAGGATTTAACGTGTAATCCAATACATTACCGTTTACATCGTATTGATTAAATATGTTTGCAGAGGCACCACCGTTCCGGGCTTCTTTTACTATTCTACAGGTTTCGTTTCCAAAACTATCTTTGATGAACAATAAATCAACATTTGCTTGGGTCATTCCAGCAGTTAAATAAGCATTTCGAATTAACTGTATATTTACTTTGCTGTCATTTGTCCAAATTGGTGGTGCTACGGCATTACCATTAAATTTAAAAATTGTTGTAGATAAAAAAAGTGTATATACAAATTGATAAGCCATATTAATTTTAACATCTAAAACACCAAGTAATATATTGTTTTTTTGTGTAGCTAAAAAAGAACTATTTCTAATAGTTAAATTTGTCAATAAACAATCACCTCCAAAAAATGCGGAATAAAAACCATTTAAAAACAAACTTGAATTATAATTATTCCCTGAAAGATTAAATGTGGACGAATTTTTAATAATCAAATTAGAACAATTGGAAGTTGTAAATCTACCTAAAACATCAATAGTCAAATTATATAGACTGGAATAGTTAATTGTGTAATTTGAGGCAATTAATAGTTGATTAACATCATCTCCTATAATTGTTTTAGTCGTTGAAAATGCTTCATTAATCACCCCCCTAAAAACAATATAAGTAACCCCGCTTTTTTGATTTGCTTTATATGCACTTTTAAAAGGGAATTCACGGGTTCCGTCGCCGGTAAGGTCATCGCCTACATAGCTATGTACAAACGCTGTATTTACGTTTGTTATCGCGGTTGCGCTATCTGTACCGTCGGGATTTGGAACGAAACGGGTTTTAAAAAACTTTGGCATGTTAAGCGGTTTTAATGGTTAATTGAAAATCACGGCACGCGTAATTTGTTTGATCTGCATTGATATAGAGATTGAATACAGTAATTGTATATTCATCTACATGAACCGTATAAGATACCGGCCTTTTGTACTGGTCCAATAAATCAGGCTGCAACCGGTCATTTATTTGCGGGTTCACAAATTCATTAAACCAGGCTTGAAATTCCGGGCTTTGTTCTGAAAGGTTCTTACTTTCGTCAAACTGGATTGTATCTGTTATATTTATCATAATGTCAGTATTGCGTTTGCGTTTGATTGTCCGGCTACTATGGTCATATCGTTTATAATTAATTCGGTATTGGCGGGAATAATGACACCTACCAGGGTAAGCGCGTTGTAATGCACACCGTTAACCGTTACATCTATTTCGCTGCAATTGGAAGCCAGTTGCACGCTTGTAATAGTTTTGTTCATCGAATAGGCCGGTAATATTTGCGGGGTTGTAACGCCGTTAATTCCCTCTTTGAAAATGGAAACGGTTATTGTTACCGGGGCAAAAAGGCCATCGGGGTTCATTATAATTTGATTGCCAGACTCTTGGCTTAATTGTACAGAATAAGCACCCCAGGCAGGATATATATTATTGTTATCAACCAATTCAGCAATTGATATTCTGCGTTTTTCAGCAGAGCCGGAATCAAAATAAACCTGTAATACCGAATCCAAAACACCATCAAGATATGAATTTGTAACTAACAGCGTACCGGATTTTGCACCGTCTACGTTATACATGCCATCGGCCAGGTCTACACGATCTAAATCAGAGAATGCTGCTACTGTCAATGGAAGGACACCACCACCGGCGGGATCACTTTCGTAATTTCCCCCCTTACAATTCTCAGTTACCACATTAACAAATACATTTGAAATGTTGAAATCATTATTTCCGGTATCAATACCCCTTAAAAATATATTGTCGGCCTGTACGTTTACCCCGTCAATAAAAACATCCCGGTTGCCGGTGAGTGATACGACATCAACAAATTCGGTATCGAAAGTAATCTTTGGAGCCGTGGCCGTGTAAATACCTGGTGCAACCACAATGGTAAGCCTGTTTGTTGCAGATTTTGGCAAATTATTTGGATTTATTTTCTTTGCCAGGGCAAGTATTTTTTTCAGTTCGGCAGCGTTGAATGATGGTTTATTATCACCCATAACCGTGAGGTAATTGCGGCCTTTTAAAAAACTTGCGCTTGACTGAATGTATTGTGAAAGTGTCTTTATTGATAACATGTAAGTAGGTTTTAAACGTTTAGCTTAGCGTGCGAAAGTAAAGCCGTAAAAATTCACGTCTTTTGGATGAAAATTATAACTGGCGCTGCCATAAGGATAAAGATATGCGATTGTTCCATCGCTTGCAAGTGCGTCAAATGGCTCAAATGAATCAAGTATAGGGTTGTAATCTATTCTTTCAAAAGCATTAAAAACGGTTTGCACCCTGCATATTTTCCAGTCATTTTTAGTCTCGTCTCCATAAAGCCAGCACAAATAAGTAAAATTTCCATTCTTAAAAATAAGTGTTGGCTGGGTATCTGGTAGGTCGGAGCTTCTGTATTTAGGATTTTCGGGTCTTCCTGCTGCTGGTAGAACTGGTACGTAGGGCATACTATTATTTTTTTAGTTGTTTATAGATATTGATACCGGCCATAAAAATATACATGGCAACTATGACATAAGTTAAACCTTTCCAACTCATTAAACTGTTGTAGGTGTCTTCGGCTTTGCTTAGCGGATTTATTGTTTCGTTCATTTTACTTCGGCTTTATGCATCACATTGTAGACGTTGTACAGTGCCAAAAACACGTAAATAGCTACAATTGTATAGGTTATTATCTTACTCATGGTTTTACAGTTTTGTAAATGATCAACGCGCCCAGGATCACCCAAACGGTTATGATAATGTAGTTCATAGTTGTCATGCTACTTTTTTTTTAGAAAATTCAGCTTTATACATTGCCGGTACCATGCTCAGCAACTTCAACCGGATTTCAAGTTTTGAAATATCCAAATCCCTGTTTGTATCAAAAAGAGGATTGGCGCGGGCTACACTATCAGAGGTAATTACATATGTATCAGGTTTACCAATGGCTACCGGGTAAAAAATAGCACAATAAACATCTTCAAACGAATTAAATTTGCTTGCATGTGGCCTTAGATATTTATACACATAATCTAACTGTTGTATATTGGTCATTTGACGAAGTGCCGCCGCGGTTGTTCCCAGCCCAATAGCTGTAGATTTTAAAAATTGGATCAATCCGGTTGCGCCGATACTGTTTACTATGGTGTGCGAAAATGTTCCGGCCGTTTCCAGGTTCATGGCAAACATCAACCAGTTTGGGTTTATACCCAACTTTGCACAAATTTCTTTTACTTTTGCAACGAACGCAACGCGGTTCATTGGTATTTTTTCTTCGTATAAAAGCATGATTCTAATTTTTTAAAATAAATAATAATACTACAGGAATACACAAAAACACTGTCAGACTAACAAAAGTATCATCGGTCAATAAAAGACTGACAGAAGCCGATCCGGTTGTTTTTTGGGTTGCCATCTTAGCGCATGTTACGGGTTACAACCAGCAAAAACACATATAAAATAATGGGTACACAAAGCGAAATTGCTAATTTTATGTAGGTTGCAGATGTTAGTTCTGCGGAGACTGACGCGGATAATCCGGATGTTGCCATATTGTTTTTAAATTTTAATGATTAATAAAATAATGATTCCATCCATTCGCCGAATTGCTGAAAGCCGGAACGGTCGCCCCATTCACTTGAAGCACCGGAACCATTAGAAGTACCACCACCGCCCCAACCGCTTGCTGTCATGCTGTTAAACTGACTTTCGGTTACCGTAGTAGTATGGAACGGGAACCGGCAGAATTCGGCTGTATTATTGCCAAAATCACCATCCACAACCAGGCTTTTCATTTCCTGACCCTTGCGCACCCCGTTTTGAAATTTCGGCTTCACAAGTAATCCATTCCAGTTTGCAGCCATCCATACATTGAGCTTGTTTTGCAGTATTTCTACTTCGGTACCACTGCTTCCAACTTTAAGCGGGAAAACCGGCACGGGTGTACTGGTTGGTGTTCCCGATCCGGATGTTGATCCATCGGGTTCAGCTCCCGCGCCGGTTTTCTTTTTCGTCGAAGCATCGTACCACCACAAACCACCGGCAGTGGCCGCGATCAATAAAATACAAAGTACTATCGTTATAATTGTTTTTCTGTTCATTTTCATGCTACTGTGGTATCAAATATTTCTTGATTATCCTCTGTTAAATTTTCCGCGATCAATACCGGTTCTTCCGGCTCTTCGCCTTTTTCTTTTTTGCTTTCCTTGTAAAGATACCAGGCAGCAAACACGCCACCGGGCAAAAGGAGCAAAGACAGTACGATTAATATAATTGTTTTCTTACTCATTACCAGTTCAGTTTATAATCTTTGATTTCAAAATCCCAATAACTTGTATCTGACCGCATATTGTAGCTGATTAAAAAATAAAACAAACCCAAAACCAGCAGTATCAAAGCTGTCTTTTTCATAAATTACGCAATTTGCAGGGTATTAAGCCGCGCCATTACAGCATCGTATTGTTTTGCCTGACTAAGTATTGTTTTAAAGCTGACCTTATCACCTATCATATCATCCCGGAGTGTTTTACCGGAAATACGCTTGTAATCCACGGCCACGCCCTCAAATATCCTGTCGGTTGCATTAATCAAATCCGAATAAATCTCTTTATCGTGATAAAAATTAATCCCCGTGAGGTCGGTTTGTATGGCTGTGGCTAAATACCGGATTTCCTTTGATTCTTCCGTTGTATAGCGTTCGTCGGCGTACTGGCTTGGCAATTCTTCTTTTAACGCTTTGTTGGCGTTTATCCGGGCATATATAAATATCCCAACGATCAGCGCGATAATGATGGCTGTAACGATCAAAACACCGCGGACACCCAGTCCCTGATTGTAACCCATTGGCGGTGGATAACCACCGTAACCATTATAATATCTTGGCATAACTTATTTGTTTGAAATTTTAATTACTATGAAAAACAGGACCAACCACTGAAGCAGTGAAATGTAAAAATAATTTTTACGATACCAGGCTTCGAAACTGCTTTGAAAATCTACTTTTGGAAATGTATCTGTGCCGGTGCCAACTGTTTTTGTGTTGGCCGGTAATTCAGAAAGTAAACTTTCAATTTCATTTGCTGTCAGCGTGAAGCTTTCCTGAATTTCTTCTTTAAAGTCCTCCATTTCTTCATCAGTCATAATTATATCACCGTTCATCAATGAATCAACCATGAACCGAAATGAATCGAAATCGTTGTATGTTTGCACCGTTCCGGGCGCGTCTAACATTCCCATAATTTTTATATTGACACGTAAAAAACAACCATAAAGACCAAAAAACCAACAATAAACACTTTTGTAAATCCAGACATAATTTTTTATTTAATGATTTTGTAAATGATAATTAAAGCAACAATGCCGAGACCGATAAACATAAACATGCTTTTGCGTTTTGCTTTTTCAGCTTCGACTACCGTCTTAGTCTCCGGCAAAGTAACTGTACCTGTTTTTTCGTTGTAAATAACTGCCTGAGCTGCGTTGTCAATGCGGGCGGCCAGCACGGTACGGTAAAACTTCCCCGTTTTGCTGATCCACAAAACAGAAGGCTCCTTTGTACCCGCGCTCCGGGTTGTAAATTTCAGTACCCGGCTGTGTTTTCTTTTCTTTTTTACAACAAAATAATTTTCAGGGGGCGGTTGAAAATTAACCTTTGGGGTTTCTTCAGTATCATAATGCACTTCTTCATCAATAACCTGATAATCTTCAGTATCAAAATTCAAATCAATAATCTGATTGTCCTGAGTATTGAAATTCAAATCATCATTTAAAAAAACTGCATCTGACGTTTTAGGATTTAGCATAGTTATAATTTTAATCGGTTTAACCGTGCATGAATGGTGGAGATATAGGCAATTGCTTTGTCACCGTTCCAGTCCCTGTTTTTTGACCACTTATCAAGCACATTGAAATTTTCTTTTTTCAACTGATCCCCTAAACTTCCCTTTCGGTAAGTCGGCCAAGCTGTCAAAATCAAATAGGTAAATAAGGTATCATTTAAGGCCATCAGCTCTAAATACATTCCCATATTATGCGATCCCCACCCGCTGCAATCATCCGATATGCGTTTAGCCAGGCTAAATGCATAATCCATATCGGCATCTGATATTTTGGCACCCACCACGGCGGCTTTCGAGTCCGTTGTCATTACATTTTGTTGTGCCGGTGTAAGTGCAGCCAATTGAGCTGGTGTGAACGTTTCAATTTGTGCCGGTGTAAGCGCGGCGATCTGAGCCGGAGTGTAAGCAGCAAGTTGCGCCGGTGATACAGCACTGAAATCAGCGTCTATTTCGGTATTATCTACAGTTTTCTTTTTATATAGAAAGTAAACTATGGATATTATAATAATCATTAGCAAGCCTACTATTTTACCGTAGTTTGAATTCATATTGATACTTTTTTATTTGAATAATATATAAGAAAAACCACTAAAACAACTGCTAAAAGCATCACGACTGAAGCTGTTATATTTTTACTTGAAGAAAAACCAAAAGCGGCAAATCTACCCTGTATAGTTTGTTCGGCCTTATTCGAATCTTTTATTCCTAAGTAATTTAATGCATCAGAAAAAACGCCAGCAACTGCATCAACCGCTCTGGAAACTGCCTCGACAATAACTGATGTTCCACCGGAAGCAGCTGCGGAAACTCCACTATCAATACTTGAACTTATATCTGACATTTTATCATTTAAATAAAAAATAAATCAAAACCAATACTACTATGAAAAATAAAATGGTCGGAATATCAATTGTGCTTTTATTTGAATCGTTTAGAGCTTTATTAATAGCTAAATCATTGGCCTCCTGACGAGCGTCCGCCTCTTTATCGCCCCACGACGCAATCTCATAGCCAAATAGCGTTATCCCAGTTAATTTATTAATATCCATATTTTATTGTAATTATATTAGTGCCGGTTATCCCATTCGAGAGCGCGCTCGTATAACGCTGCAATGCGCTTGTCGGTCGAAGGTAAGCCCGGCACCAATAGTTTTTCTAAAAATTCCAGGCATTGTTTCATGCTTCTAAATTCAGTCCCGGCCAACCTATCAAATGCGTAGGCGTCGGCTTCCACTTCGTCGTCAGTCTCTAAATTTATATGCCCTTTTTCGTGCAGAATCGTAAACTTTTTCTGAAACGGGGTAAGCAAATCAAACAAATCGGGGTTAATGATAATCAGTCCGGTATATCGGTAAGTACCCGCCGGGCAGTCCTGCAATTGTGGATGGTTCCGGTCGTATTCTATGGTAATGTTCATGTCGGTAAAAAAATAACAAAAGCCCGCCCGCATGTTGAGCGAGCGGGCTTTTCTTGAATTATAAGGAAAACAGTTTATTTTTTCTTCGACGAAAGCCACAGAATAATTCCAACGGCAATCACAACAACAGCAAGGATGATCCACAGAAAAATAGTTGAGCCGGATTTCGCTTTTTCAGCTTCCGCGGCAGCTTGCGCCGCTTCGGCAGCAGTATTCTGAGCAACACTTTTTCCGGTCAGGATATTAGATATTGATGTTCCAATAGAGCCAACTGTACCCAGCGCAATAGCCAACCAGTCACTACCGGTTACTTCACCACTTGCGCGGTTCATTTCAAAGTATCCCTTTTCTTCTGCCAGCGATGCGCGTACCAGTTTGCCAAAGGCTTTTTCAAAATGTTTATCTTCCTCTATTGCGGCAACTATTGTATCAATTCCATAGTCAGTATAACCGAAGCTGGTCATCAAAGCCGATAATTCTTCTGCATCAACTTGCGTCTTGCACCACCCAATGAAATCATTGAGCGTTAATTCTTTTATTTCGGCCATGCTTTACCTCCTATCTTTGTGAAGCAGAAGCAAGCTCTTCGAGCAATGCAGCATCGTTACGACTTGCGCCCAGGTACAAATTAATTGTCAGTGTGCGACCGGCTAACAATGTGGTGTACCAAACGCTTTGGTCATCCAATTGGAAGTTAGGTAAATCAACTACAACCAATTTTGATTGTAAGTCTGACTGACGTTTGTAATTCGACGGAGTAATTTCCTGGCTTCCCAGTTTGTTAACCGGGTTCACTTTTGCAAGTGTCAGCGTTTCGCCCATTTGATCCTCTTCGTTTGAAGAAATCTGCATACGGATAATGCGGGTTGGGTTGGCGTTAACAAATTTTTGGAAGAAACTCAACGTTGTGTTGGTTTTGGTTGATCCGGTTACAGAATCGGCAATGATCACACCGTCTTTTGCAATAGCATCAACAGTAACACCGGCGATGGTTGCAATTTCGGCAAGCGTCAACGCTCCGGGGTGCAAGGCAATGACTTTATCAGTCAGACCAATGTTATTTAATTTGATTTGAAAAACGGATTGAGTTGCTTTTTCGTCGGCAAAAGTGCTCCCACCACCTGACAGGCGTACCAATCCCATACCTTGTGCACGTAAAATCTGACGGCGTGCAGCTTCACTGCGAATATCGGCGGATGGCAACATGCCGTCGGCGCGATTTGATAAATTCTTCATCTTTTTGATTTCTTTTTTTTTTGAGTTAATAATTGAAGTCAATTAACGACTAAGCCAGTGCTTTGAAGTTGAATAACTTGATAGAGTAAACGCCTGCTCCGGCCTTGTCAACAACAAGCGGTTTTGTCATTGTAATAGCAAGCAAGATAACCACGATAGCAATTAACATGTAAATTGCGGTACTAACTTTGTTCATTGTGCTTTTGATTTATAATTAATAATTAGGAAATTTCAGTTTTAGTTTTTTTGTTGGGTTGCGCCAACTCCAGTAGTTTGAGGCTAAAGGGTTTTTGTACATGGTTCGGGTTTCTCCGGTGCGCTTGTGGGTTTACTTTTCTCTAAGGTTCTAATGTGATGGGTTGTGATATAAGAAAAACAACGATGCAAAAATAAGGTATTGAAAAAATACATAAACAGTTTAGCGCACTTTGGAGGAGTTTAGCACGCTATAAAGTAGTTTATAGTACTTTACAACATAAAAAAGCCCTGCATTCAATTGAATACAGGGCAAAATATGAATAGGCTTCAGGTTTATTCTTTATACTCCAATAAGTTTTGTCTTAAAAATTCGGTTTGTTTCGGGGTAAAGGTTTTTTGCTTGCGCTTGTACCCTAACTTTGTCAATTCTTCGTAATAGTCAACATTACACCACTGGCGAACCTTACCGGCTCCAACCTCGCACCTGAATGCAAGTTCTTTTTTTGTTAGCGTTAAAGAATTTCCCATATATCAATCAAATTTGATTACTTCAAAATAATGCGGATCGGTTTCTGCTTTTTTGTTGACGCGCTTTTGCGCTTCGGCCATTTTATCATAATCTTTCAGACAATTTTTCCGGCGGGTGATATTGTCAACCGTGCGGAATAATATAATGGTAGTGGCAAAGGTGAAGAATACCGGCGGTACCTCATTAAATCCATGCCCAACCGCGAACACGTCAACCATGCGCTGCCTGCGCCTTATAATCAACTGTCTGATCCGGTCATCGGTTGCACTCCCCAGGTAAGCCCGGCAATCATCAAAAACAATGCTCCCCTTTTTAAAAAATTCAAGCCGGTCGAGCGTACCGTCTTTTTTATTTTTTCCTTTTGATCCAGGATTAAAAATGTGACGACGGACACCAGTGTAAATAAAATCATCCGGGCGGGTAAGTTCCACAGCTTCGTAATCCTGCCATTCAATATCATCCGGGGTAATCACTAAGGTTTTTTGTCCGGACCTTTCCAGCACGTCGGCAAGTAAGGTTGTTTTTCCAGTTCCGTTAAACCCCAGCAGAATGGTTAATTTCGACGCCCGTGTATTATTTTCTTTCTCCATCGACTCTGTATAATCCGGTAGTATAATAATCGCCATGAAACATAAATCTTAAATGCCCCTGCCGCCGGGCTTTTAAAGCGGCTTTATGGAAATTATTTGCCTGGTTTTTTGAAACGTGTTTTTCGGCTTTCGGGGTTTTTGTGGGCGCGGTTAATCCTGGTCTAATAATAATAGCCTGATCGGTTTCGTCGGGTTCCAGCGAATAATACCAGTTATACCAGGGAATAAACCATAAATTAGCAACCAGCAAAATAAGTCCGGCAACTGCAAGTAAAATGATGATTGTTAGAAATAGAGACATATAATTTATTTTTTAGATTTAAACCACTGAATTTTTGACAAAAACACAATGCCGGAAGCGGTACCGGCAATAATAATAATCGCTAAAATCATTGTGCTTCTTTTTCATCGCTGTATTTTGTTAGCTTTTCTTTCAATTCGCTAATCTGCCTGTCTTTCTCTTCCGTTTCCTTTTTTAGCTTTTTAAACTGAAAGGCCATGGCTCCTTTACTCCCGTAAATACTCACAACAATAAGAATCAGCGCAAGCCCCGGAGGAATATCACCACCCTTTAACTTCACATATTCCGCAATGGCTTCCTGTAACTCTTCGCGCTGTTCGCTGTCTGCCTTGTAGTTCGATGGTTCATCTCCGGCGTATAATCCCAAAACGGTGGAAAGCGTACTATCCAGGGCAATGGTAAGCAGTGAAGCCGAAGCATTCGCCACAGAGTTAGTTGCCTTTAATTTGTCAAGCGGCTCATCGTCTTCCGGTTCCTCATATTCGGGTGGCAAGTCTTCCAATCCGGCCGCTTCATCAATTCCCTGATCTTGCTTTGGCTTATTAAATTCGTCCATAAACTCACCTATCCCGGAGGATGCAAATTTATAAGGTTCTTTTTTGGTGGTTTCGTCCACCTGGTCAAGTAATCCCATATCTTAAAAGTTTTTCAAAAGTGTTTGTATAAATTCAATGGCCGAAACTTTTTTGATCACCCGGCGCAAGTGATCTTCAGAATCAAATGTACAGGTAAGGATATACGCCTTGTCGTCGCTCCCCATCATGCATAAAATGGCGGCTTTGCTTTCCCATTCCAGCAAGTCAATTTCGGCAAGGTACTTTTTAAGAAATCCGTTTAGTTCCGGCAATTTTCCGCTGATCATCGGTATCAATCCTTTGAGCATGTTTTTCATAAAAGGATTCATTTTCTCCTCTTTCACTTCGTCTGGTGCAAGTTTTTTTAATAGTTTTTTTACAACAGGATTCATTTTTTCTTCTTTTACTTCTTTTTCAGCCATGCCTGCAATTGTTTTTGTGTGTAGCCGGTTATCTTTAAAAAATCTGATTCTTTGATCACGAACGGGTAAAACCATTCAGAATACTGGTCAATAGTGTACCTGGCGAACATATCAAGTAAAATGTCTTTAATTGTTACCTGCCCGTGATCACCGCTTAACCTTTCGGCCGTGGCTCTCAATAATGATAAGTGAGGTTCCGGGATGGTAAACATAATTTCATTTTCGGCCAGCGGGCATTGCTCCGTAAGCGCGTTCATAGCACGTTGCTGGGTAGCGCGTATTTCGGTCAGAATATCATCACCTGGCGCGTCTCCGGGTAAATTCAGCAATTGACGTACGGAAGTAATGAAAATCAACTCAATGGTTGACCTTTCGAGGTAGTTTACAATCTCCTGGTTTAATTCTTTAATTTCAGAAGTCAACTTTTCATTTTCTGCTTCCAGTTCCAAAACTCTGGTGGACTGCTCCTGGCTTGCAACTTCAACGGTTTTTGTTTTTGGATTGGCATAACCATTTACCATTTCCTCAAAGAAGGCACCCACGGTGAGCGCGGCGCGACTTTCTTTTTCTATAGTGTACAATTGATTAAAAAGCGCGTGAGCGTCTTCGTCTGTCTTCACAGTAAGCTGTTTCAATGCCATGGTTTTACTTTTTAGCGGTTTTTTCTGCTTCGCGTTTTTCCTGACGGGCTTCCCGTATTTTTTTCATTTCAGCCCTTGCCTTTTCTTTGGTCGGGTAGAATTGTCCGGTTGCCTGACCATCTACAGCGACGGCAAAACCCTCGCTGACCGGTATTACTGATAAAATATTTTTGAATGCCATAATTTATTTATAATTTTATTATTTACGATTTATAATTTTAAAAGGTCACGGATTATGATATGCGGCTTGCGCTATCAAACTAACGCCTATAATCCTCCGCTCCTGGGGCTGGGTTACCATTTCATAAGATCAGTTTTTAAGTGGTTTACTACGGTTTACTTTTGGTTTACCTTTACTAAATTGAAATACAAACATAAGTAAACCGAAATTATCGGATGTCTTATTATGTCTTATTGTGTCCTGTTTGGTCATATAATGACATAAAATGTCATAAAAAAAACCGCCTTTTTAGGTGCGGTTCTTATGCTGTTTTTTTCTTTTCTTCCTTTTGATTCTATTTTTTATACACGTCTCAAAATGTTTTTGATAGTTTGTTGTTTTTTTTGTAATCAATTTTTAAATCAAAATCTGTTTTTGGTGGTAATATCTTATACCTTTCAATAAAGTTTATAGTCGGTGCTGTGGTAACCTCTATTAAATGAACTTCACCCCGATGTACAAATGCTTGATGCCTTACTTCACATCCGCCGCTGATTATAATAGCTTTTGTCATAGTTCAAAATTTAAACGGCCATTTTTGTTAGTTCAAGTAAATTCATACATACGGCCTCACAAAGAACTTTTGCCATGGTAACCTCAACGGCGTTTCCGATGTATTTTTTTTGTTCTGCCTGCGTGCCTATCAGCATGTAATTCTCCGAAAAGCCCATGATCATCTTCAATTCAGGAATTTTCAACATCCTCATTTTTATATCAACAATACTGTAAATCGACATAAATTCTTTTATTTTGCCAGTAAACTCAGTATCGCTTTCATAAATCGAGATGATTGCTTTTCCGTTTTCCGCGACTACCAGGTAGGGTGGTGCTTTATCCATGTGTGCAATAAGCGTAAAGCATGGATTAGTAACCGGGATGCCTGCATTCATATATTGCGGATTCATTAAATAAAACCATTTACGGTTTGCAGTAATAACCCGGCTTGGTTCATTGATACTGCTTCCTACATTCCCGAAATTAGTATCCATGATCCACGGATTGACTGTTACCAGGTTGTATTTAGGATTTGTAGTAATGGCTCCGAGTGGTTTATTTATTGATGATGGCTTACTATTTCCAAACTGCTGATCAATAAATCTTGGGGTGATCAAAGAAAGACGGTCTTTGGTTGTGATCGTCGGACAGGGTTTATTTACCGATGTGCAATTATGACCGTTGCCATAATACGCGGCAAGAAAATTTTCTTTTCCACCGCTTACAAATTTTATTAGCCCGGCGTAAATTCTTTCCAGCGTTTTTTCTGCCAGTGGTTTTTTTCTTGTAAAAATTGATATTCCTTCATCCGAAAAATCCAACACATCTTTAACCGGCTTCCATTTATGCAGCGTTTCAAACATATTGATACTTCCGGTTTTGCTGTGGGTTGGCTCCGGCCACGAAATCGGTAATCCATCTTTCGCGAATTGAGCAAAAAACCGTTTTCGCGAGGTATAAGCTCCAAAGTTGGCACTATTCAAAATTCGATACTCAAAATTATAGCCATAACTTTTAATATTCTCTACCCAACGATTATACGATTTGCCGTTGTCCCGGCTTAGTGGCTTGCCGTTTGTGTCCAGATCGCCCCAGGACATAAATTCCTCAACGTTCTCAATATGTAAATAATCAGGGTTAATTGATTCAATATACCTGAATAAATGTTCTCCGAGCGTTCTACTGTCTGCATCCCGTGGTAATCCACCTTTGGCGCGACTAAAATTTGTACATTCGAGCGAAGCCCACAAAACAAGTAACGCATCCGGATATTGCGTTCTCATGTGTTTTACGTGCGCTACAAGCGGCGATAATTCGAGCGTTCTAATGTCCTCAGTAAAATGGAGTGCATCCGGGTGGTTCGCGGCATGACTGGCAATTGCGTTTTTATCGTGATTAACACAGGCAATAACTTTTGCACATTGCACACCGTCAATCCGGGCACATTCAACGCCGGTACTTGTTCCCCCGGCTCCTGAAAATAAATCTATATAAAGTAACTCCATTTTATTTTTCTATTATTTCAAATTTATATTCATATCCTAATGGCTGATCCGGCACGCAAACAAAGTCACAACCCGTTATTTTAATAAATGTACGGGCGGCCGCTTGTGGCATTTGTGCTTTGTTTTTCCATGTGGCACAAGCGTCGGGCATTGTTTTATCTCCTTTGATATGGTAACCATCTTTTGCATATCCCACATTTTCGGTATAACACCAGGTTTCTTTTACGTAATACACTTCGCCCACGTTATAAACCGGATCGGGCGGCCGGCTTAAAACGTAGTTATTGAAAATTAAATACCGGTTTCCCTTTTCGGTTTTATAGCTCCTTAGTTCCTCACCGGGAAATAATACGATTGGTTTTACAAAGGTATTTTCAGGATTACCGGTAAACTCTTTTTCATTGATGCAGATTCCTAACATATTACTAAGTTTTTATTGTTGTTTTCCGTGGTTTTCCAGTCGTTTTACAAGGTTTTCAGCCGGTAAACCAAAGTAGTCCGCTGTTTCTTCGATAGTTACGTATTGGTGGCTTTCTTTGTTACATACCAGGCGAATGGCTTTTAGTTTGCGTACACATTGGCGGTGCGATAGGCCGAGAATACACATTAAATCTTTGGGTTTGATGGATATGGGTACAGTCATATTGTTTATTTAGTGCTGTGATTAATTATTCAAAGATGATTTTAGGCATTATTTTTAAGTCCGGTACTCTTTCTCTCTTTTCAATAATAGGTGCCTTTGTGAAGTTTACATACTTGGAATTTACTCCTTTTATTTCAAAACCATTATTGAAAATAATTCCGTGATTGAAAATTTTCTTTACAGGAGCGAATGAAATACCACATCTTTTTTCAACGTTATTAAAGTACCTCACCCTGTTTTTAACTCCAACATTTTTAATTAAGCTCAATAAACTTACTTTGCCGTCCAAGGTATTTATTTGCACGAATGACATTTCCATTTCTGTTTGTTCAATAACCTGCTCTTTTGTTTTTTTAATTTTTTTCATAACCTGATTTTTAAAATTATTTTATTGATTAACTGGTTTTAATTCCCTCTTTCCACCGTTCCACTTCAACGCCCTGGTTGTAAAATATCGCGGTTTTATACTTTCCAAAGACCTTACCGTTTAATATCCGTTTTCGAAGTCCGGCTATTGCGGTTCCTTTTATCTCTTCACCCCGGAAGGCCCAATACGTTTGCGCCCGTTCGCCCTGATCTCCGGTCATGTAAACCAATAGTTTTACATCCGTTCCGGCGTTATTTTCCTGATTTGTCCAAGCCATAATTTATTTGTTTTAAGTAAAATAAAATGTTTTTCCGCTTCCACTTCCAAATCGTTGCTGTTTAATAGTAGCAAGGAACGGGAAATCTTGTTTTTGAACCTGGCTTAATGCCTCTTTGATGGGTGCTGCATTCGTAAAAAATTTACGTTCAATACCTTCCATTTTTATTTTTACAATACACCGGCCATCTCCATGTCGTGTTTTTACTCCAGATTCAAAATCAAGTATTTCAATTTCACAATTTGTAGTTTCTTCTATTGAAATTATGGGTACTGCGAATATATTTTTGTTTTCAAGCGTATTGATATTAAATTCAGAGAATTTTTTCATCTTGTAGAATTGTTTTTAATAAATGTCTGGTATTGCAATGTTTTGCCCAGCCCAGCCATGGAGAAATTTGTATTTTGTATTGTTTTGCATCAAGTCCTTTCTTATTGATCTTTGCCACACGCTTACAAAATCGCACCTTTATAGATTTTCGCATAAGAATATGTGTATGAAAAAAAACATATCCAACAAAATCAATTCCCCTGACATCGACCGGAAAAACCTGATAATTACCTTTAATTTGTAGGTTTAATTTGTATGTCATGTAATTGTTTACATCTGCTAATAATTCATGCAAATAAGGTTTATCGGGTGCCAAAATAACCATGTCGTCAGCATAGCGGTAATAGTATTTGACTTGTTTTTCTTCTTTCATCCAATGATCAAAATATGATAAGTATAGATTTGCAAAGAATTGAGATAGATAATTACCAATGGGAACCCCCGGCGCCGAATCAATTATTTCATCCAATAATTTCAAAAGTTTTGTATCTTTTATTTTGCGCCGGATAATTTCTTTTAAAATATCGTGATCTATTGTAGGATAAAATTTCTTTACGTCCATTTTCAGACAGTAGGTTGTATTTTCAATGTCTTTTAAATCGCGTTTCAAGTGCCTTAAAACACCGTGTATTCCGCGCTTCTTTATGCAGGCATACGTATTTGAAATAAATAACGATTCCCATACACTTGATAAAATATTCATGATAGCATGGTGAACTATTCTATCCCGAAAGGGTAACCGGTAAACTATTCTTTCTTTTGGATCGTAAATTGTGAAAATACTGTATTCGGAAGTCCTGTATGTACCAGTGATCAACTGTTCGTAAATCTGCTGTATATTACTGTCTAAATTCTTTTCAAAAAGTAATACACCGTAAGTTTTAGACTTTCCCTGTTTAGCCTTATTATAGGCTAAATACAGGTTTTCCATGTTACATACACTATCAAATAAGTTACCTATTCTTTTCATTTTCTTTGCTTTTCGTATCGGAGCTTTCGGAAATCCTACCAACACCTTTTGAATAATTTTATTTTTTGCCAAGGGGCAAGGTCTTTGTCTTTTAAATATTTATTGCATAGCTGCGCGCTGTTCCCTGCATTCGCATTCGAGTAGTTGTAATTCGTATCGTTATACGCGAAAACACCCGAAGAGGACAACCCTAAGACAAACAACCTTAATTTTTATTTTTTCAAAATTTTAGTCCAAATTTCTAAGAACTGTTTTCCGGCGTATTCTGCTAATTCCCGCGTTGAAAAGCAAAGCCGCGCGCCGTCCCCCGCAGCCGCAAACGAGCAGTAGTAAAACGTAGCGTTATACGCGAAAACACCCGAAGAGGCATAGAACCAGGGGAAGTATTTACGTTGATTATCATCGTTCCAGTCAGCAACAAAATCCTCGTTGAGAGCTTCTGTAATTACAATGATTTTATACTGCGCTTCGAAATAATCGCGTAAATCTGCTGGCAAGTTTGAAAAATCCGGAACATTTGGACGGCCGGTCTCTTTCATTGCATCTTCAAATGTCTTAATCCTTTTGGTTACTTCTTGTTGTTTTTTCATTGGTTTTGTTATTTATGCCTTTCGGCGATTAAATTTTTATTAAAGAATAAATGATTTGTAAAGTTCAGTAAATTGTTTTCCGGCATAGGTGGCTAATTCATCACTTGAAAAGCAAAGCCGCGCGCCGTACCCCGCAATCGCATTCGAGTAGCCGTAATTCGCAGCGTGACACGCGAAAACACCCGAAGAGGACACTTTAAACCATGGATACCACTTTTTCTGATCGTGATTAGTAAAATCAGCAACAAATTCTTCATTTAAGGCCCTGGTGATAGTTTTAATCTTTTTGTAATCAATCTCATCATTTGAAAAGCCTAAATTTCTTAGTTCTTTTTCGTTCAATGGTTTTTCTTGCAATTCTTCACAGGCGTCCTCATAGGTCTTAATCCGGTCTGTGATTTTACCGGAGAAAAAATCTTTTCCAAAAGTATTTTCCAATACTGTTTTAAACTCTGAAGAGGAATTTTTATAGAGCTTCCTTGCTTCGTTTTCTTCAATCTGCAATGTTTTCATACTGTTTGTTTTAAATTTGTTTAATTGATATGAATTATTTATTTAGTTGATTAACAATAGTTACAAGTGAATGCCTGAATACAAATTTATATTTCGGCAAATGATTTTCAATCAGTTCCTCCGCCTGCATCAAAGTAATTTTTCCCTCGGCAGTTTGACGGGTAATTTCGTGCAATTGCTTCATTTCCTTGATGTTTTTAAGGTGTTTTGCTTTATCGTCGGCGTTTTGTTTTGCATTTTTCCACCAGGAGACAATAGCTTTCAATCCGTTTTCATTTTCGAGGTCAATATATTTGCTGATCAACACAAAATAGGCACCTTTTTTGGCCGCGTACCGGTTGGCCGCATCCACACACCATTTCAACTGGTTCAGCCGGTGGCTGTACTGGTCCAGTGTTTCGCAGGGTGCAAATCTATATTTCACATCCCGCTGCAAAGGATTTGGAAAATAATGCTTTTCGGCGTATTCGATGGCGGCAATGCGGGCGGCCGGGAAGATCTCCACACCACGGCGGGCATAAATGCTTTGAATGATATAATCCACGAAATAAGCGGCATGGCTCAAGCGGTGGAAAGCGTGCCATTGTGCCGGATCGCGTTTGCAAAATACTTTTACAAAGTCTATCCCTTTGTTTTTCAACATGTTTTGAACATCGGCGCGCCCCCCGGTCGGTTTTTCGGTTCTTTTTTCCGTTTCGCTTCCTGGCACGGGCTTTGTCATCCCCTCTGTTCCTGTCATTGTTCCGGCCGGTAGTTGGTTTACGGAGCCGGTTGTATTGTCAGACGACGCAGTCGGCTCAACTCCCCCGATTTTCCCGTTCAACTGGTTCGTATCCGCTTCCGGTTTTTGATCGGGAAAATTGACCTCATCCAGCGAAGCGGAATATATTTTATTTATTAAATGTTCTTGAACACTTTTTTCTTCCTTGCACTCTGCAATTTTACCCAATAGGGAAAAATCCTTTTCGGGGCATGTTTGGCGGGCATTTTGAGGGTTATATTCGGGGTTGGCGCGGTCTGACACCAGCAGAAAATCAGCGTTGATATGCAGCTCGAAATTGGACTTCTTGCCGTGGCCTACTTTCTTCATAATTACACCGGCTTCCATCAGTCGCAGGATATTGCGGTAAACAGTGCTCAGCTCCTTAGCGCTGTGCTTGCTGAGCTGGTAGCGGTTGGTTGAGCATACAAAGAAGCCATCACCAATTAGCGGGTTGCGTAACAGCTTAAAAGTGCCGGTATTGCCCTGCTCTGCATTAATTTTCTCGTAGTTGTTGATGTGCTGCAACATTTTTTTACCAATTTCCAGAATCAAATCTTTAAAGATGGCGCGGTGAGTTGGCTTCAAAGTTTGGTATTTTTCCTGTTGTTTTGGTTCTGCCTTGCGCTTTGCATTAATATCCGCGTTGTATTGACCGGCGAATGCATCGTAATTTTGCATCATGGCGGCCAGGTGGGCGCGGGTATTTATATAGGGGAGTTCAATCATTTTCTTTTGTTGGATTTCTTGTGTGAGTTTTGACTTAAATAAATAGGATTTCCATACCAGCCGTATTCTTTTTTGTTTCTGGCAATTTCCCGATCCCGTTTAGCTTCTTTATCATTTTTGTCTACTGCTTTCATAATCTAAAAGTTTATTGTTTTGAAAAAGCTCCGGCGGCCTAATGCGTAGCATATCTCAGTACCGCCGGTTTGACTTCCCCTCGTTCCCGCTAAGCCGATCAAGGCGTGATGTCCGGCGGGATATTTAATTAATATATTACAGTACACAAATCGTCCAGCGCGTTGGTTAATTCCGAACTGGCGGTTTCCAAAAGACTAATTTCCTCTTCCAGCTTCTCACCCTTAAACCCTAAGGCCTGGGTTCGTGGTGGCATGCTTTTTAACTTGTCCTTGGAATTCGATCTGATTAAATCTATCGCTTCCAGTTGCTTTTGCAATTGATCAAGAATTTTCTTGATTTTCTTTTTATCACCTGCGTTCATTTCCTTATCTGTATTTATACCTCTTCCGGCTTTTCGTATGGAAAAATATCCACAATATCGGTTTCGGTAATGTTGTAAATCTGATAATCGGACATGGTGCCGTTCATGCCTTCGCGGACAGCCTTTAAAGCATGTTCTATAGTGTCAGCCGTCGCGATCATTGTACTGGCCGTTTTCTTTTCAATGCCTTTTTCTTCGTCAAGCGAAATAAAAAGCACCTTTGCCTTGTAAATTTTGTCACCATCACCGGCGAATAATTCGTTGATCCGGGCGCGGCGAATTTTTGAGACTACAAATTCACCCGAAATAAAAGGTTTCATTTCCTTATTCATTCGCGCTTCGGCTTCGGTAAACGATAAAGCATCTACGAGGTAGTTTTCACTCACCTTTACAATTTTACCCTCTTCGGCTGTTTTTTCATACTTAACAGTTGCGTTAAACCAGTTTTGCATAATTTTAAATTTTAATTGTTAGTAAATTTTTAAGTCTTATAATCTCTTCATCCTTTGCCCGGAGCGTGCGACTGATGGCAGCATCTTTGCGTATTTCGCACAGGTACAAAGTTTTCCAGTTTAATGATTCCTGCAATGCTGATTCGAGCCGCGTTGCATACTGGCCGTTACGTTTCCGGTGCTTAACCGGTACAGTGGTGTTGAAAATGGATAGTTGTGCATCCATGGCGTTTATAATGGCCTGCCTTGCGTTATAATCCAGATGGAAAGCGTAATAAATGTAATGCACAGGGTAATGAAATAAAAAATCTTCCAGTTCCGGCGAAGGTAGCCCTTGGCGGTAGTGTCGAAAAAATAACACAGGTTTGGGTTGGGAACGGCTTCAATTCTTTTTTTGAGAATCCCGCAAACGTCGTCTTTGCGGGAAATGCAGAAAGGGCAATTGAAATTGATCATACTGTTGGTTCCTCCTTGGCATCCTTAAACATGAAGTACGAAATAAGATAAGAACCAACAGCGAAAAACGCGAAATGAAAAGAATGCAAAGCGAAATACAAATACGAGGAAACGAGCGCGAAAATGCAAAATACAATAGCGAAAATTAAAGTGGTTGTCTTCATAAGCATTAATTTAATTTTTAGATAAGTATGATGTTTGTTTTTTGTTTAATTCGTCCAAATAATTTACAACCTGGTAACCAAAAACCATGGAACCCCGGCGGCCGTTCTTTTGTGGTTCAATACCCACGGAGCGCAACGCGTTGATAATGGATTGTGCCGGGTGTTTTAAATCTGACACGCCAAACAACTTTTGTAACCGTTCGTCTGTTAATTTATAATTGAAATGTGGGTCAATGGAAAATTCGGGGGTGAATGCTGCCGGGGCTTGAATGTTGGCAATGGCATTTTCAACGATTGTTGTCAAAAATGCTGCAAAGTCGGCTTTCTGACCATTTATTAATAGTGTAACTTCCATAATTAGAGTTTTACAGTTTTAAAATAACCTTTTGTTTCGTCCATGCGATCAAGATCACAGGGAGCTTTTTCACAAATTTCCGTATTCAGAAAAGCGCAATAATCACAATCGAGTGATCCGGCTTCAAATTGCGGGCTTGGGATAAACTTAAATTGTTTTCCCTGGTGATCAATCGTATTTTGATCCGCGCTGATTTTAATTTCTTCGATCATAATTATTTTATTGATTTGCCGGGGCGGTTATTGATAGCATTTCGGATGGTTTTAAAAAAAACCTTAATCTTAGAATTATTTTTTTTGGCTTTCCTTAATTCCTCTTTTTGCTCATACCTTTTTTTACTAAGAGCGTTAAAAATGTCTTTCTTTATCCCCATCTTTTCTGTATGGCCTAATACATAATAAACCATTGTATTATCAGCTCTTTCATTGGGTAAACAGAAAAATAATTCACACTTCTGAGTAGCTGCCGCTGCGCAATTCGCACACATACGATCTTCATTCTTAATACCAAAATCAGTATAAACCGGCAAAGACACATATATTAAATCATTATAAATGACAGTGTTTTGTTTGAACTTACCGTCTTCCCCAAAACAATTATTAATTTTGTCCATAATTTTTTATCTTTGTTGAATTTTAATACTTAAAAACATGAATGAAAAAGAGAAAAAAGAAGCCGATCCAAAAGCCGGAGAAAAATTACTTGCCGTAATTGCTAAAATCTATCTTCCCTTAATTGCTAAAGCAATCGAATTTAAAAATCGAAAAATCCCAAAAAGCTAAACCCTTTCTTTAAATCGCTGCAATTCGGTTTGTAGCGCTTTAATTTTATTCTCTTTAATCCTTATGCGAAATTCTTTAAGTTCCGGTTGAGATACTCCGTGATCTTCAAAAAATTCTGCAAGACTCTCCATTCCCTTATCCAGCCAATCGGGATAAGTGGATTCAGACCTTTCAAATTCCGCAATTGCCAATGTAATTTCTTTAATTTGTTTCTTTGTTAGCATGGTGATTATATTTATTTTATTGATTTGCCGGGGCGGTTATTGATAGCATTTCGGATGGTGCGCTCAGATACTTTGAGCTTTAAGGCGGCCTTAAGGATGGATTCCGATTCTGAATATCCTTTCATTTGAAAAGAATGCACTACATCCCTATATTTTAAATAACGTTTGGTCAGTTCTTTTTTAATTATTTTAGGCATTTTCTTTTTCTTTTTGTTATACCTTTGTCGGTTAATATTTTTTCGGAAACAATGCAGTATTGTTTTGATTCCGGGGCAAAGATATACGCAATTGTGCTAATACGAAAATATAATGAACACAAATGTGCTATTTATAATACAATCTAAATAATAAGTCATATTATTAGTTGATAATCATTCAGTTTAAATAAAATATAAACTATAATAAAATTATTCTTTATTCATATTCATTCTAAATTGTATATCATGGATACAACTGTAAACCAAAGGATCAAAGAGCTTATTGATTATTTACAATTATCTGACAGGGAGTTTGCAAAACAAGTGGAGATACCACAAACTACGATTAGTAGTTATTTTAAGCGGGGGAGCGAACCGAGTATGAGCGCAATTGTGCGCATACTTAAAACGTTTGATTTTGTAGATATAGAATGGCTGGTCTTAGGAAAAGGAAGTATGATAAAAGAAGAAGTCATAGAAAATACCGATACAAACAACATAATGATGAAGACAATTATAGAATTGTCCGGCAAGTGCGCCATTTTAGAAGAAAAAAATCGAGTCTTAGAGTCGAATCACATCGACTACAATTTAGCGGCCGATGCTACTCTTAAATACAGTAAGCAACAAATTCAATAAAAGTACGTGTATATGTGAAAATATTTATTTACTTTTGCCATCGAATTTAAACTAAATATTTATTTATAATTGATGTGATTTATGAAAAAAGTAATTTATTTATTATTGTTCATGCCTTTTATTTTTTCAAGTTGTTCAACCGTTGAAGTGGATTTAAGAGATGACTACGTGGGCATCTGGTCTTCGAATGCGACCGGTTCAATGTCAATTCTGTATAATGGTGGTGTTATGTTCACAATTCCGACGGAAGATAGCGGAAACATCCATGTATCAAAATCAGGGACTGACGAACTAAGTATCGGTTCTGTCTATGCAGCGCTATCGGGTACGAAACTACTTATTGATACCGAAACCGAAACACAGACAAACGAAGGGGTTACAATGCAGTTGACTACGACTTACAAAGGGACTGCGGCAAAAGGACTAATGACCATTACTGGCACTTATTCGGGAAATTGGTCGAACAGTAATGGTGCAACCGGCTTGATTTCAGGAAGCACCACCTACACCTATACAAAAAAGTAGATTTACACGATCATATAAGAATCAACAAAGAAAAAGCCCGCTACTCAGCGGGCTTTTTCTTTCCAGTCACTTAAGATCCTGAATTGTTTTTTCGTGTTTTCCGGGCTTGCATGAATATAGGTCATGGAGGTTTTAATATCGGAGTGTCCGAGAATATTCATTATAAGATACGGATTTTGTGAAATGTCGGCCAGCAGTGACGCGCAAGTGTGACGGGCAACGTGAAAGGTAAGATGTTTATCTATCTTTGCCAGTCCGGCCAGCAGAAGCAGCACGGTGCTGATATAGGTCCTGCTTACCGCCGGGAAAAGCGTTTTTTCGTCGTGCGCGTTGATCCACCGGCGGGCGATAACATCGGGGCGGCCGTCAAACATCAAGCCCAGCGGGTGCATTAAATCATGTCCATAACCTTTGATAGTATGTAGACCTACAATATAGCCCTCCGCGGTGTCGGTTAAATCGGTTTTAAGCAGTGCCAAGTTGTCAGAAATGCGCAAACCGGTATAACAGGAATACAAATACCGGTCGCGTATCATGGCCATGGAAAACGGCAAATCTTTTAAGGCTTCCAGCGCGTCAAGTTCCGCCATGGTGTGCATGGTTGCTTTTGGTTCTGCTTTAAATTTTTGAAGCTTTACCAGGTCGTAAGGATTATTTTTTAGTATGCGTAACTTGATGGCCTGCTTAATATATTTCTGTGTAAAGATATGCAGCCGGGCAACCGTGCTATCGGCATACGTCTTATGATAAGCAGCATCCAATTGCTCAATGTGCTTTTCGGTCAGCTTGTCGGTGGTAATGTCACCCAGCACGGAGCGTATTATCTCAATGTTGTAGCGATACTTTACAATGCTTTTTAATTCAAGTTCCGGCTCATTTTTTAAACAGTCTGCAATGAAGTTACAAAATGTTTGCTTATCTTTGCCGCCGGTCTGGTTCTTCAGGGAGTTGAAATCAAAAACGCCGCCCGCATCTTCAAACTTGTAAGCAAGCGTTTCCAGCTCCCGGAGTTTAGTTTTAATGATATTGTTTACAGTGGCTGATTGCGGATGTTTAGTAATAACTAAACATTTCTCATTATCCCAGAACTTAGGTTCGATAAATACGCCTGTACCTACATAGCGATAACGGCGATTGTAGTAACACGAAATTTGAATTTCGATTTTCGCGTTTGGCTCGTTTTCTTTCGGCTTAATAATCAGGTTGAATTGCAT